ACTTGTACGGCGGCTTGGCCGGAATGGGCAAGCATGCTGACGAGCCATTGGTGAAACTTTACAAGTCGCTCTCGAATGTTGAGGGCCAGCAGAAGAAGTACAATCACGACCTAAACGCGACAGCCGCCAATCAGGCAATGGTTAAACGCGGAACCAAGGCGTCAACGGAAGAACTTGAGCAGCAGATTGGCGCCCTTTCCCGAGTCAGCAAAGCGGGCAAAGACATTGCGATTCACATCGCCACTACATACGACGATCCAAAGGATGCCACCAAGGTTGGCAAGGCTGCACAAGAAGCGTTGGCCGCCGGAGTGCCAGCCAAGAAAGTCAAGGGGCTTTCGATCACGGCTAAGGGCGATCCTGCCTCAGCGCGTAAAGCAGTTGCTGACCTTGTCGCGGCGACTAAGGAAGCGACTGCACAGAAGGTTGCGATCAAGGCTAAGGCGGATCTTGCATCAGCTAAGGCCGCCGGGTCCGCTGCTCGTAAGGAGATGGAGAAAACTCCAGCCTCCATCAAGGTACTTGCCGGGAGCGCGATTGACTCAAGCCCACTAGACACATGGGCAAAGAACAAAACGGTCAACATCAAAGCGGTAATAACTAAGGCAGAGGGTGGGTCGTATGCCTCTGGTGGTGTCCAGTACAGCACTCGTAACAAGCGCGGCACCACGGCTGCGGCTTCTGGGTACATGATTGAAACGGCCAACCGTAATGCGTCCAACCGTCCTAAGCACTCGGCAATGGGTAAGTTCCGTGAGCCTACTCTTCTCGTTGGTGAGGAGAACCAAACTGAGTATGTCATTGCCACTAACCCAGCTTACCGGGCAGCCAACAAGCAGTATCTTGCTCAAGCTGCACAAGCAATGGGCATGTCAGTTTGGGACGGAGTTGTCCCAGCGTTCCGTGGGTTGAGCTCAAGTCAAGAGTCCAAGGCAATCTTTACTGGCGCGGACGCCACCAGAAACGTGAAGGGTGCAAAGAAAGCACTGCACGACTTTGATGTCAAGTACAAGGCAGAGACAGACGCCAAAAAGAAGGCCAAAATGCACAAGCAGCGTCCGCTGAAGGTTGCCAAGCTGCACGACGCTGAAAAGGGCGGCGCGATTAGAGCTGAGTACAATGACATTGAGATCTTGACCGAGCGGGCATCCAACATGGAAAAGCTTATGGCTAATGCTGAGAAGAGAGGCAACGCTGGGGCGTATGCTTCTGCCAAGTCCAAGCGAGCAACCTACCTCAACGGTCTCCGTAAGCGGTATGCCTTTGCTAGGGGCGGGTCTGGTGCGCTTAACAAGGCCAAGCTTGATGGGATGATTGCAGACATCGACGGACAGCTTCTCGACTTGGGAACTTCTAGCTCAAGTCAGTCTGCCACACAGGCCCGTAATGATCAGTTGAGCGCCCAGCTTCTTTCCGCACAGAACTCCGCTGCGATTAACGCAGCTTTCGCTGAAACGGCTGGTGGCATGCTCAGTGGCGTCGTCGCCTCCGGCGGTCCCGGCGGCGCAGCAATGTTCGGTGGTGGGCGCGGCGGAATGATGAGCAGACACGCTGGTACGTCGATCACAATCAACACCCTTCATCCGGGTGACCCGAACACCCTGCTGGCAATCGGCAAGGCTGCTACAGCCGGGCACGAGCTTCAAGGTTCTGTCTCAAGTCCGCGTAGCGTGGTTGGATAATGGCCGCCACATTCAGACTAGGAACGCTCAACGCAGCGGGCACCGCTTTCACAGAGCTGGCAAACCTTAATGGCACTACCAGCACGGGCACCCTCAACGGGGTAAAGATTGAGATCGTCCGTGACACATTCAAGGTTACTCCCGGCCAACGTAATGCTCAGATGTCCGACTCAACCAGCCGTTACTCCGGCAGCATACAGTCCTCTGAAACAGTAGGCAACGGCCAGATCGCAGCCAGCATAATCGTCAGCGCAGCCAGCGTTGACACAGCCGTCGCAACATGGGAAAAGCTGCTTACGATCTTTGAGGCTGGTGACATCTCGGACTATTACATTGAGTGGTCCCCAGAGGCAGGCGGCTCAACCGGGCCTGTTTACTACGAGGTGCGCGGTCTTGCAACATGGCAAGCCCAGTACCGCTGGATTGAGTTTCAGGCCAATAAGGCGCTTGTCTTTGAGGTGTCGTGGCCGGTTGCGCCATTGGCTCGCGGGCTTACCGTCAGCACTTCACTTGGTGCAAAGACTTTGCCAACCACCATGGCCGGGCTTACTATCGGAGGCACAGCGCCTGCTCTGATGGGCGTCACGGTCGACAACGGCAATACTGCTTTTCAGCATGCGTGGGGTTTGCTCAGTTGGGCCAAGACCCCAACTACGCCTACGTCCGGGTCGTCCGTTCCGTTTGGTGTCATTGAGTCGTTCACGTTTCCCGGCACTTCTTGGGCTGCCAGCACCTCTGACTCAACTGCCTTAAACAGCACCAGCAGTTCGGTGGCGGTGCTGGCCGGTGCCAGCCAAGGCTTTTCATTCAAGGTTGACCCGGTGACAATGGTGCCAGACTCATTCACAGACCAAACTATTGACCTTGAACTTTGGGCGCGGCTAAAGATTCCCAATCAGCCAGTGATAGTTACTAGCGTTGAATCCGACACTGGCATTGTCAGCTACACCTCCGAGTATGGGCTGGCAGGTAAAAAAGTGCCATCGTCTAGCTCTTCATGGGTGTTTACGCGCCTTGGCACAGTCAATGTGTCTACAGCTACGGCAGTTAAATTAACCATCAACATCGCGGCCTACTTTGACTTGAACAGCACTTTCGCGGTCGACTACTGTGTGGTTACGCCAGCTCGTCAACGCGCTCTCAGCCCTACTGGTAAAACTCCCGATGACAACTACCCTGTGTTTGCTGGTGGTGGTCTAGGCAGCCGCATAAACACCAACCTCCCAACTAGCAAAACAGTTCGGTTTGACTTGTCCGCGACGGAGCTTGCAAGCGTAACCTCTGGTGGGCAAAACGCCAGCGGTACATCGCCAAGCCTTGGCGGCCAGCCAATGGAAGTACCGCCCGGCAGCGTCAACCTGTTCATGAAGATGTCCAATGGTGTGCCGGACGATCCAACCAACGCGATAAATGGTGACACGCTGACGGTCGCGCCGACCGTCACGGTTACACACATCCCCCGGTATTTCCTCGTCAGGAACGTCTAATGGGGTCAGCCGCTGACGTCGTAGTTAGGCTCAAAGCCCTTAATGGCACATGGGAAACCGTTGGCGCTGACCGCACCCGTGGAATTTCGGCTGAGGACATCCAGTTGCAGTCCAACGAATGGGGGGCCGACACCGCCTCGTTTACCCTAAAGCGTTCGCCGCGAGCGCAGTGGCCCGACCTGCTGGCGTTTACGCCCGTTGAGATCGAGATTGCCGGGCGCATTGTCTGGGATGGTTTCGTTACACAGACCCCCTCCACTGAAAGCGACGGTGGCTCAGTCAGCATTCAGTGCAAGGGCTGGCAATACCACCTTGACGACGACTCGGTGGAGCAACTGTTCGTGCACTCAAACCTTGGTGACTGGAAAGACGCCCGCACTTTCCAGACCATCAACCTTAACAATTTCCGCACTGGGGCCACTGTCAACGCTGGCGATGGGGCAATTACTTTGGGCTGGGCTGTAGGGTCGAACATTCAACTCCAAACTTTTGCTGGCGTCATCCTTGACGCCGGGCCAGATAACACGATTGGGGCTGTGACCGTCAACTGGTCAGTTCCCACTGGCAGCTCGTCCATGTCAACCAGTGCCAACATGCGGATACTTGCCCGAGGGGCAGACACTCTTAGCGGCATCACAACTGGCACGGATGCCTTCACTCCTGTAGCGATGGGAGCACTGGGGATTTCATCCCGCGCAAGCGGAACGCTGGCAACGCCCCGGCGATACATACTAGTTGGGATGGACTATGCTTCTCCCGGCAGTACCGCCGTTGCGACCAACGATTTCATGGTCAAGGTCACAAACATCACACTTGGCACCACCGCAGCCGACCTGTCTGGTGGGTTTATTTTAGGCAAACCAGCAAGCACAATAGTCAAAGCTGTGCTGCCGGTCGCTCCGCTACTTGACCAGTCGACTGATGCCATCGTGACTTCGTCTTTTCAGATCCCGCACTTTGCTTCTATTGACGGAGGCAGGACACCTCGCGAGTACATTTCAGCAGCCAACGCCTATGAGGACAACGTTACTAAGGTAATTCCCGGCCGCAGGCTGGTGTTCAAGCCTAAGCCTACGTCCCCAACTGCAACGATTGGAACGTGGCCCGGTTCGGAGTTCACCGATGCTGCCTCTAACTCCTCAGAGGAGATTTACAACAAGGTAGTCGTTGAGGGTACTGGCCCTGACGGACAAAGCCTCCGCGTTCCGCGTTATGCAGCCTCGACTTCTATGACTAAAACTAGCGTGACTTCAATGCTTACAAACCCCGGTTTTGCTACTGCAACTACCGGGTGGAGCGTCAACGCTGGTAGCACTCTCACTCGCTCTACCACTACCGGGACGCCTATGACGCCCCCTTACGGTGTCTGGGTCGCGAGTGCAACAACCTCAATTCTGACGGGCGCAATCTTTGGTACCTCATTTACTTTCGTGGCTGGCGTCAAGTACACCCTCACGATTGACACCTACTCGGCCAACACAAGTTCCTACGCATTGTCACGCCCTTCTGTGAAGTTCGGCACATCAGGTGACTTTGCCACAGTAGCTGGAGCAGAGTTTGACCCGGTGAACAGGCTCTACACAACCTCAATCGCTTGGATCCCGGCGGCTAACGCAGCGTCTTCAACTGTTTCGGTAAGGCTTGGTGCTGATGCTTGGCCGTCATACCCGACAAACACCCTGCAAGTCAACAATGTAACCGTGTCTTATGACGCTGGAGCTTCTTTGCCAGACCGTCGAGGGTTTGTTCGGACAAAACGGTTGCAGGTCAACGCGCCCATCACACTAACTACAGGCCAGCAGCTCGGTGACATTTTCCTTTCCAACCATTACGGGACTCCGTTAAAGGGTGATGTGAGCATTGTTGGTGGTGGCGCAAGGGACTATTCGTCCGGGCGTGTACTGCACCCGTCAGAACTCTTGCTACAAATAGGTGAGCTAATGCACCTGTCCCACAGGGTTGATCCCGACACAGGTGCCCATGGCCGTGATGGCCGGATGTCAGCAGTTTCTTATGAGCACAACACACAAACAGCCAAGGTGTCTTTGGACAACCAGCGCAACAGGTTCGAGGCTCTGTTAGAGCGCCTTGCTGTTGTCACGAACAACCGTCTGGGTCGCTAGTAGTCTATGCTGTATGGGTTTCGCTAACGGCCAAGCCAAGTCAACCGACTTGGCCCCACTGCACGGAGGAGGTCAGCTTCGCGCTGACGCTGCTCGTGCGTACAACGCCCTCGACCGCTACCTCCGCACCAGCAAAAAAGGCAGCCTCTCAAACTCGGGCGATGGCGCCACTTACCGCCCAGTAGGTCACCCATCTGATTACCCCAACGGACCTTTCACCCAGTGGTACGCATGGACTCGCTACCAGAACGGTGGCAACCTTGCTGCCCATGTTGGCACTAGCAACCATGGCCTCGGTCTGGCCGTTGACTTTACGCCGGACGCCATCCCACTCGTAGCCAAGTATGGCAACGCCTTTGGTTGGGCCAAGCATGGCGACGCGATGAGTGAGAATTGGCACTACACCTACCAGCCCGGAAAGTACTCGGCCGTAGACAAGTGGTCAAGCGTCAACACTGGCGAAACGATCAGCCCCGGTGATTGTGGTCCCGGCGTGATCGCAATGAAGAACGCCCTCAAGTCACACGGCTGCTGGCCTCGCCTGTGGAAGATCGACGCTCGCTATGCCGGGCGCACTGGTAAAGCCGTTGCAGCGTTCCAGAAGGCCAATCACCTTAAACCTGATGGGATTGTCGGTCCCGGTACTTGGAAGGCTCTCAGAACGCCTGTATTGGCTCCTGTGAGGAAGCCAATCATCAAGCCTAAGCCAAAGCCACGGCCGGTTCCAGCCAACCACAAGTATTTCGCTGACATCTACTCAGGCGACACGATCTACGACGCCCACAAGTACCAGCTCGCAGGCTACAGTCGCATCGCCTTGAAGTTCACCGAAGGCCACACCTACACTGATCCGGGCTATGCAAAACGCTGGAACGACAGCAAAGCAATGGTCCGCTGGGCTTACCACTTTGCTCGCCCTGAGACCAACACTGCTCAGGCTGAGGCAGCCAACTTTGCCAAGGCGCTGCAGGCAGTTCACTTCACCTCGGCCGACCGCCTTGTCCTCGATTGGGAATCCCCCAACTATCATGGCAATGGCTCCGCTTGGGTTCAGCAGTTTGTTCACGCCATGGCCCTCTACGGCCACGAGGTTCGTGTGCTCTACTCCGGCGGCTACTACATCGACAGCACGATCACCCGCTGGCCTAAGTCTAAGTCTGGGCCGTTGAAGTATTGGCATGCCGCCTACAATACGCACCCGGAGGCGACCGTTCCAAAGATCGCCCAGAAGTACCTTTATGCAGTCCAGTTCACTGACGGCAGCAGCGGCAACCAGCCGCATGTAGCAGTTGGCATTGGTCCCTGCGACATCTCATACACAAAGTAAGGAGTTCTACCTTGACCTCAAAAGCAAGAATCTCGGCAGCATCAGGTGTAGTAGTTGCACTACTGAGCGCCCTCGTAGCATCAGGCGTCCTGAGCAATGACGTAGTCGCAACTTGGCAGCCCGTCGTAGTTGCACTGCTGGCATTCGGTGCCACAGTAGGCATCAGGTCAGCAAAGCCGTAGCGCAAACCGTATCATTTTGATACGGAACTGCCATGTCAGACGCTAGTAAAGCTTTCCTTTACTTTCCCGACAAGTAAGACCCCGGAGGCTCTAATCCTCCGGGGTCTTTTTGTGTCTACGGCCGTCGAGCCGGGGTCTTGGATCGCGGCCGTCCTGACACGGTCACGACCTTAGCGAAACTTCTAGAAGAGTGGGGGATACCCATACATCCCAGCTACGAACCCACCTGCCATTGCTACAAGGGCAGTAATAAACCCTAACGTGAGTGCGGCAAAGTACTTCATACTAATGACCTCTTTCAGTGAGGGACTAGGTTAAAAAACAGCCCCGCACAGTTGTCCAGACCGGCGGGGCTGCTAGACCAGTTGGGAGCATTCCGGGCAACCAACTGACGCTGTGGTAAAACGGTACCAGCCTTCCTACCACTTCATGTCAGTAGTTATCCGACTATCCGCCCCAGACATCATCCATCGCCATCATCTCTGCTGGCGTCGCTGGCTTAATGGTTACCTGCTCAATCTTGTCGGACCGCTGCTGGATCACTCTTACATCGGGTGCGCCGTGATGGATGTGGCCCCAGTGCTCAAGCATCTTGGCGGACACCTCATCATCGTGGGCGCCGTCAGGGGCGCTGTACTTGAAGCGGCCGGTGATCTCGCTCATCGTGTAAGCGTAGGTGTTGAACTCGTGGACCTGCTCCTCGATCAGGAACGCATTGCCACGCTCCAGATCCGCCGAGAGAAGGTTCACAGCGCGGCCCTTCCAATCGTTGGTGAACTTCACAGGGACAATGTCCAACCCCTCGCCCTCAAGATCATCGAAGATCACGTCGCCAATACCAGTGGAGTCCATGATCACAGTCACCCCAGTGGCGCCAGCATCTTCGAGGGCGTGAACGGCGCTGATGATCCTATCCTTCTGCATCGGCCATGAGACTGCATTGAACCGCTCATGCCAGCAGGGCTGGCGGTCAGACTCGCGGCTGGCAGTGAACACGGTGAAGTCGCGGTGCTTGGCAAGGTCGATGCCCAGAAACACATGGCCCGCTGGCTCTACCAGTTTGCGGACGGAGTCGTCACGGAGGCGGAACACGCTGCCCGCGTCTGAGATGAACTGGGCCAGCACCTCCTGCTCAAACATCGCCGCAGGTAGGGTCTTCTCCATCTCGGCTACTTCGCTGGCGTCAATGAAAGGGTTGTCGGCCGTGGTGAACCGCCAGCTTGCCCAGTCCTTGTACTCAGGATCTTGGCCTCGGTTGTAGACGTTGTAAAACCAGTTGCGCCCACGGGGGGTGCTGATCATCATGCCGCCACCGTTGTTGTCCATCAGGGTCGGGCGAATAGTTTGGGTCCAGACGATCTCGCGCTGCAGGGCTGCCTCATCGACAACCACATAGTCAACGCCTTCTCCGGCCATGGCGTCCGGGTTCTCACCAGAGTAAAACTCAAACCGGGTGCCACCGGGGAAGTTGAGCACCAGTCGGCCGGAAGCTGCAACGCTTGCAGGCGGTGGAGTCTTAGTCAGGATGCCCGGTGGGATCTGCCGTAGAACTTCACGGTAACCACGGACGACGTTCTTGTAGGTGTTGGCAACCCACCAGACCACACGGCCGGGCTTCTGGCATTCCCTGACTGCGATCTTTGCGGCGATCTTGGTCTTGCCAAACCGGCGGCCGGCACAGACCACGATGAAGCGTTCCTTGGCATTGACAATCGGCATCTGCGCCGGGTGCGGCGTGACCAAATACTTCTGGAGCTTCTGAGCCTCACGGAGGAACCCTTCCGGGTCACTCTCGGCCCATGCGTTGAGCTGGTTGTTATTCACTCTCGTCGCCCGACAGGAGCGCGGCGAGCTTAATAGCAAGCTCGGGATCACTGTCGAGAGACTTCCACAGATCACCCTTGGCTGCACCCGTGTCAACAGCGCCGGAGAGTTCAATGGTGCGCTTGTCTCCAAGCAGCTCCTTACGGAACTTGAGTAGTGTCTCATCGTCCATAGCTTGAATCTTCTGGCTGTTCAACCGGCCCTGCATTTCGGCGTCGACCTTGCGGGTCATCTCCATAATGCGGTCCTCGTGCAACTGCTTGGCAATCGTGCGGACGCGCAGGTCGCGCTTCCATACGGTAATAGTGTCTGGGTGACAATCGAAGCGAGTTGCCATTTCGGCGCGGGTCATCCCCAGTACATACGCTTCCGCCACTTCCCGAGCAAAGTCGGGATCTTTGAGTTTCGAGACTCTTGACATCTATACAGATTCTACGGTGACGTCGGTCAGGTGGGCGCCCGCAGCTATCAAAAGACGGTCTGCCTGATCAAGTTCAAGCCATTTACGGTTGCCCTCAAGGATGCGATAAACAGTGCGGGCGCTGATCCCGGCTCGCTCGGCCAAGACCTCGACAGCCTCGCCGCGTTGCAAGTGATTCTGGCGCTGGAGGTATCGCTCCATGATTGCCAGAACTTCACAGGCCACGACCCGTGGCTCTCTGCTCACTGGTGAGACAAGTAAAACACTCCATGCATGATCGCATCGTTGCAATGGCGATTCTCATGGAGTGGTGTAAGAAACAGTTCTTCGGCTCCGGCTGCGACCGCTGACTTCTTGATCGACGCTGGTTGAAGGAAGAACTGAGTGTTGCTAATCCTGCACATGATCTCGATGGCACCAATGCCACGAGCGGTCCTGCACTTATCCCATGCAAGCGACTTAAGCTTCCATGGGTAGAGCGCCCAATCCTCAACAACAAGACGACTTACCAGCCCGAAATCTGGTAAGTCGCCCGTTGTCTCTACGCTGAGGAGCGAGGCTGCAAGTGCGTCGATAACATCCCAGAGTTTGTCCGTTGAGGCTTCAACAAGCTGGTCATCCTCCCAGATGGCCCAACCCGTATCTTCTCCGGGGTCGATAGTTATCCAACGCATAAGAGTAACTAAACAGCACCCCACTGCCGGAAAACCTCAACCTGTCGGGAATAGCAGACATCCCGACAGGTTGGCCGGGATGTCTTGATAAAAAGACTATTACGCCTCTAACAACAGTTTTATTAGAGGCCGACCTCAACCGGGTCAAACCCGGCGGCGATCACAATCTTGGTCGCCAGCGTGTAGTCAAGGGTGACCTGCTTGGACTTGTAAACCTTACCCTTATAGGTGCTTGAGTTGTAGAGGCGTCCGATCCTGCGCTGCAACCGCGAGGTGTCAGCACACCCCCGCGAGTCATACCACTGCAGGTTGTGGCATACCTCTGAGAGGCGAAGCCCGGAGGCGTCCACAACTTGGGCGATCATCTCTGCGTTCACTGCGTTAGCTGCTGATGGGCGGCCCACTATTTACTCTCCTTGGCATAGCCGGGAACGTAGCCCGGCGTCTTGGCATCTGACCACCGCTGTACAATCGTCGCGGCCGCACCGAGCGGCACACGGTCTGCAAGCAGTGGGTGTTCGGTCATTGCTGCTTCGATCATGCGGGCGACCTCTGGCGCGTCAGCCGTGTCACACTCGGCGATGATCTCATCGTGAACGCAGGCGATCACTGGAACGCCCTGATCGTGCAACTTCGCAAGGCTGGCCTTCAACAGGTCAGCGGCTGTGCCCTGCACGAGATAGTTCACGAACTTGTAAGCCTCCTTGTGAGCGTCAAAGCAGCGATGCCTGCGCCCCCATGGAGTCTTCACATACCCACGATCCATCAGTGTGTATTCGATCCTGCGCTGCAGCCCGCCGACCTCTGGGAACGCCGTGTGATAGCGGTCCAAGAGTTGCCGGGCTTCCTTCTGATCCACACCGAAGGTCTTGCGGATTGTGCGGACGCCGCCACCGTAAACCTGTAGGTAGTTCATTGTCTTGCCACGCTGGCGGGCGGACTCAACCACGCCGCCTGTGCGCTCCCTGTCGCCAAGGCCCATCATCTTCGCGGCCAGCAGGTGCATGTCCTCGCCTGACTTGACCGCTCGCAGAAGTCGGCCGTCGCCGGCGAACGCTGCAAACAAAACGAGCTCAATCGCGTCGAGGTCGGCAGTGACCAGTGACTTGCCCTCTTCGGCGCGGAACAGGTAGCGCAGTCGAAGGTCGTCTCGCGGCCAGTTCTGGATGTTTGGATCTGAGCACGACATGCGCCCGGTCCTAGCTCCAACCTGCCGGAAGTTAGGATGGATCCGCCCGTCATCAGCAATGAACGGCTGCTTCCAACTACGCATGCCAGCCTCCCACGAGCGGTGCAGCATTGGGCGCAGGTAAGTACCCAGCACCTTGTACTCCGCCCGGAACGACTCAATCGTGCGGGCCAACTCGTCATCAACGGCGGCAAGGTTCTCCGCGTCCATGCTTGGCTTACCAGTCTTCTCAGACTTGCTGACAAATCTAAGATCAGCGCCGCGACGTTTCAGAGCCTCCGCGATCTGATCACTGGAGTTTGGGTTGAAGCTGGAGATCCCGGCAAGCTCGACTGCCTTGTCGTGCAGGCGCTCACAGTTGTCAGCGGCCTCAGCCTCAAAGCGAGCTGCAGCCTCCCGGTCCACTGGGATTCCCATGCGCTCTGCGTTATACAGGGCGCCCAGCACCTTGCGCTCCATCTCGTAGACCTCAAGCAGTGGTCCCTTCATGGCGCGGTCGTAAGTGTCGCAGACCTTCTTGGTCAGGATGCAATCCAAGGCGGCGTAGGGGTGCATGATCTCGTCGGGCACATCCGAATAATTCGGTGGCTCAAACTCCAGTGGCTCCCCTCCTTCCTTGGCTGACTCCTTGGCCTCGGTGCGGCGGCGCTTGTTCTCCTCTGTGAGCCACGCCTTGACTTCCTTCTCATTGTCGCGCTCCTGCTCACCGAACAATGCGGCGGCGCGAGCCTTGAGGGCCACGCTGCTGCGCTCGTCAACAATGTGGGCCATGACCATTCCGTCATGCCATGACTCCTGCGGCGGAAGGGTGTACCCGGCTGACTGAATCATGTGCATGTCGAACTTCGTGTTCCACGCCCGGATTCCTTCCCGGCCGCCACGGTCAAGCCACTGCTGGATCTCGACTCGGTCTGTCTCAGGGTCGAGGAGGACTGGTTCGCCTTCCCCATCCCAGAACTGGGCGAGGAACGGCTTGTGACCGCCATACCATTGCAAACCAGTTGTCTCAACATCAAACTCGATCATGCTTTCAACTCCTCTGCTATGCGAGTACGCGCTATTGCTGCATACTCAAGATTTAACTCACACCCAATAAATGACCTACCATTTCGCACAGCCGCAACGCCAGTAGTGCCGCTTCCCGCAAACGGATCAAGCACTGTGTCTCCCTGTCTGCTACCAGCAAGGATGCAAGGTTCTACCAAACCAACTGGGGACACTGCAAAATGCGCTCCCTTAAAGCGGGCTGGGCTAATAGTCCAAACTGACCGTTTATTTCTTTTTCCGGTTGATGTATACACATTGCCGCTTTTTGTAGCGTGTTTGGGGTCGTTGCTATCCCCATACTTAGATCCGCCAAATCTAGGTTTTGATTTAGTGGGTTTACTGGCCGTGCCTTCTTTGATTGCTTCATGGTCGTAGTAGTAGCGTGGTTGCTTTGACAACAAAAACAGGTACTCGTGTGACTTGGTTGGCCTATCTGTCACGCTCTCTGGCATTGGGTTTGGTTTGTGCCAGATGATGTCGCTACGCAGATACCATCCAGCATCCTGTAGTGCGAATGCTACGCGCCACGGAATGCCCAGCAAGTCTTTACGCTTGATGCCTCCCCTATCTTTGACCGCGTAACTGTCTCCAATGTTGCACCACAAGGTGCCGTCATTCGCAAGGACTCTCCACACCTCATCAAACACGCTGACCAACGCACTCACAAACTCGACTGGCGTTTGCTCCAAACCAATCTGCCCATCATGCCCGTAATCACGCAACCCAAAGTAAGGAGGGCTAGTGACACAAGTTTGTACGCTGCCAGCATCAAGTTGTCTCATAAGTAGAAGGCAATCACCGACGAGGATCATGCGTTGGCCTCCATGCGTTCACAGAATGCTTTGGCGTCGTCCAAAGTCTTGAACCACCCGCCTTGTCCTGTGGCGTTGTTTCCCGCCTCGTAATGAGTTTCGCAAAACTGGATCTCCCAGTCACCAGATTCCCAAAAAGTAATCGTTGCCCAGATCATGAGAGCGCCTCGATTGAGACGTTGAAAAGCTCGGCAATCTCTTTGCGCTTTAGGAAGCTGTGGTCAAGCTCTTCCCGCGTGTACTTGTCCTGCGTAAACAGGTCAAGTTGATTGGCAAGGCTGTCAGGAAACAGCGGCACCGTGGCCGGGCGCTGCACAAAGTTCTCATCTGACCATTCCATAAACGCCAGCGGCTGTTCACCCCACGCCCAGAGAACCTTCTTACGAAAATCAGACTTGGTGCCGTTGTTCTCAATGACCGCGTCAATGTGCACCCGGTCAATCGACTGCTCTGATGAATGGTCAACCTCGTCTATCCGCCTGCCGTCACGGGTGACTTCCCAGATAACTCCGCCCATGGCAGTGATCGCCTCAGCCTCATTGTTGTAGCGAACATCGGTGATCACGGTCGCACCGTCGGGCAGTCGTTCGTAAAGTGCCGCGTCAACCCAAAAGTGGTCACCGAAAATGTCGCGGTGTGCCTCGGCTCCGTAACGCTGCAAGAACTCGCGGCCGCTCAGGGTGCGAACGGTTTTATTACCAAAGCGGATTTCCACCGTGGCGTTCTCCTTGAAATCATCAGCGTGTAAATCGTCAAGCGCGAGCGCCCGCATTGCTGATTTCTTCAAGAGATCTGCAAACGCAAGCCTGTTGACCTGCTCTTGCGGAAACTCTGATTTCAGGATCTGGTAGACGGTGTCCTTACCTGATCCTGCGCTGCCTGTTACTCCAATAATGCGATTCATTCGGGTGCTCCCTAGATTTCCATTGAGTGGTTTGATCCTTCGGCCAATACAAGGCGGTAACCGACACCAGTGGTGCCGCCGCCAGACGATGGACGGCTCTGTGTGGTCTTCACACGGCCGTCGTCCTTCAACTTCTTGAGGCGCATACGCACCCACTTCTGCGACTCGCCCAGTTGGCTTGCCACATCGCTGATGTAGACAGGCTCGCCCTCGGCTTCCTGCAGCAGCTTGAGTACGTCAACCTCGCCCTTCTCCTCTGGCTCCCACGAGTACCACTGGGCATTGTCATCCCAGTGCATGCGGATCGGTGGAGACTTTGGAGCGTGACGGCTCTTTGATACGGACCACTCACGAAGCTGGTCATCCTTGGCCGGGCGATGATGGCTCATAACCGTCACCGCGCCAGCGAGGGCACCAGAACCACGGGCGGCGTTCATCATGTCGCCGTCCTCTGATGCGCCCGACTTCCTATCGTGGTGGGCAATCACGATGCAAGCGTCGTAAGCGGTCGCGACATCCTGCATTGTGTCCAGCACCTTCCGCATCTCGGACGCGCTGTTCTCCTCACCAGACCACAGACCGTGGAACGGCTCGATAAAGATCACATCAGGCTTGTGCTCCTCGCAACCCTTGCGAAGCCGGTCAACATAGCCTTGATCGTCGAGCTTGAAGCCGGAGTAACCACCGTCACCCCAGATCATCACGTTCTCCTTGGCAAGCCGCTTCTCCGTGTCAGACAGTGGCCCTTGGTTGAGCATGATGCCGACCTTGCGATGGAACTCGCCCGGTGCACCCTCGTTCTCGATGATCAAAGATTTCACGGGTTGACTTGGAACGAGTTGGTCGCAGCCGGGGAACATCGGCCGACCACTGGCCCAACTGATTAGGCAGTTGAGCATGAAGCTGGTCTTGCCTTTGCCGGGTGCGCCCGTGATGCAGAAGATTCCGCCACGGACGATCAGGGCTGGCTCGACTAGACGCGGGGGTACCTCAATCGCCTGAGCTAGATACTCGCCCAAGGTGATGATCGGTGCCTTGCCAATGCTCTCGTCTGGTGTGACGCTGCCCGCTCGCATTGTGACCTGCTTGAGTAGGCGCTGCCGTTGCTCGTCGTCTGGCAGTGATGCCAGCAGTTGCGCTAGTGCTTCGACTTCTGGGGCGAGGCTCATGTGGCCTCCCCATTCTCGATCAACAACATCTTGATGATGTAGTCAAGAGGCTTTTCCTTGACCTCAAACGCTACCTTTACAAGGTGCGGCATCATCGTGGTGTTGCCATAGGAAGCGTAGATCTCACCACGAACCTTGTTGAACCTGATCTTTACGGCGCTGTCATTGTAGGGCGCAACCTCAACCGTGAGGAAACGTGACTTGCCCTCAAAGCAGGCACATAGTTTTTCGTAGGTCATCGGTATCTCACTATGGGACAGTCAGGCAGGATGTACGGACTCATGAGAGGGTCATCGCACCCGGTGCTGGTCCACTCTCCGCGTTGCGCGTTGTGAAACAAGCGACGGAGTTCATTCTCAGGGATGCGGTCAGGGCTGGCACCCTCAAGCTCGGCCAGCAGATTCCACGCCTCGTCCTCGTCAATCTCGCGCCAGTTGAGAAGCTGCTTGGCAAGGTTGAAGTAGACAGTGTTGCGGTGGCCCGCCCGGATTGGATTGTCAAAGCGGTGGGCGATGATGTGCTCGGCGCAGGGGTGCAGTTGAGCTTGGTCACCAAACTCGCTGGTGTGCTCGCGTTCCTCTGGTGCTTCCAGTCCGATGAACCTCGCCCGCTTGCGCCACGACTCAGGGTCGTTACGCAGCGCCACTGCCTGTATCAGGAACTCGTTCTGCGTCACATCGAGGATCGGCCGGGTCTGCCCGAAGTACGGCAGGTTGATGTAGTTGCCAACCATGCCCTCCATCAGACGGTCCTGCTTGGGGAACACTTCAACACGAGGCTTGTCAATCGCAATCGTCGCCTCGCGCATCAGGCCACGGGCGATCCACGCCTCGCAGGGTGAGTCAAAGAACGCCCACACATGAGCGTTGCCAGAGCGGGACTCCTCAATCCAAGTGTGACCCGGCAGCAGATCCCTCATGGACTCGGCCGCCTCAAAGTCAGGCTCGTCAAGGTCGATCACTGAGAAGTGCACATGTGCATCATCAAGAAGGGGGAAGATTCCGAGACCTTCGCCGCGTCCGTCAAGATGATCTTGAAACAGTTGGGGGTGTACTGCACCCCGGATTACTTCACCACGGCCAGTGCCCCATGCGTCGGTGCGGCCGCGAAACAGCTTCATGTACTGGTTCAGCATAAATGCCTTTCGGGTAAGTCAGGTGGTTGGGGAGACCCGGAATGTCTCCCCAACCTGTGGACAGTGAACTACAGCGAACGACTAAACGTCAAGCGCGTCAGCGGACTTCTTTGGCTTGGCAGGCTTGTCGTCAAGCACCTCTGCCGCTGCCTCAGAAACTCCGCCTGACTTGACTGCCATGGCTACCTGAACGGCGGCCGTGCGCTGCTCTCCTGTGGTCTTGCCTCCCTGCTTAACCACAAGACTCTGGAACGGCTCATTGCGGCTGGACCGCTTGGCCTCAGTCTTCATGACGAAGACATTGTCCCAGAACGCCTGCGAGAACCGAAGCATCGTTTGGAGCTTCCGAGCCGCAGGAACATTGGTACGCATGAGCGACAGGCGTACCGGCACCGGGCTATCTCCAACAAGCCCGATGAAGTTGTGAGTCGTTGAGATCGCAGGGCCATTGCCCCACTCAATCGTCCCGGCGTTTACGAGGTCGCGGAAGCGTTCCTCGGCCGTGTCGATCTCTGCGAAGGGCTTGCCTGCAAACTCTTCCGGCCATGAGTCTGGCGCGATGGGACCGATGGCAGCATAGCTGCGCCCGGTTTCCTTGTCGGAGTAGAAGCGGCCCTTCTGGTATGCAGCGACGATGAAACTGATCTCGCTGCCGAAGTTTTCCTGCGTGAGACTGTTGATGAAATCGCCAGCCTTTGCGTCACCCTCGACGACCTCTGCCGTGAGTGACTGGCAGATCTTCAAGACTGGGACCACAAGGTCTGCGTCGTCAAGGTCTGCGTGAGTTGCAAGGGCGAGATCCTGCTCCTGCTTGTTGAGTGGTACTACCTCGCTTGATGTCATGTGTTGCTCTCTTTGCTCGTTGTTGTTTTCGGTGTACTACTGCACTACCGACGGTAAGTTACCAGACCCGTCGGACGACACTTTTTTATTGAATGCGGGAGACAGTAACCCCTGCACGTTCATAGAAATCTACGCCGTCAGGGAGTGGCATCCCCTGCTCCAAACTTTCACGGACGAGTTCGTTGAGGCGGCTCGCTTGGATCTTGGGGGAGAACAATTCCTCCGCCCGACCCTGAGCTTGGAGCGCATCATACGCTGCGTCCGGGTCAATGATGCGGCCGTACACAGTCGGCTTGCGCTTGGTAAACCGAACCTCGCCGATGCCCGGCAGGTTGACAGTGAAGTTCTTGAGACCTAACTCCTCCATGCGATCAAGGACATCCTGCTCGGCGGTGCGGTAGTCCTCGGTTGCAGCATCGCTGGCCGCTTTCATCTGATGGTGTGCCTGCTTCTTCTCATAGAAGACTCGCAGGGATTCGTTCATGTGATGGTCCATGGTTACCTCGCTACCGTGGCAACAAGTACCGAGTAGGTGGCGCAGAAGCCAATCGTGAACAGAAGGGCAAGTATGATCTTCTCGTTTCTCATGCTTTCTCCTCGCAACATTCGCAGTTATTGCTCATACGGTCATGGGTGCATTCACAGTCTGGTCGGGTGCAGTCGTAGATGTACTTGCACTCCATCAGCCCATCGTCAAAGGTGTTGTCGACTATGGCTCCACGCCCCCAGCCTCCGGCGCCCGCCGCCTCAACTCGGTCTGCGTTTACCAGCAAGTAGTTGGCAAACCTGCGAGCCACGGCTGGTGGCACGACGGGCACAGTTGTGAACTGAGTGTCATCTGACACGCCAATCACAATGCCCTTGTCGGGATGCAGTGACACGCTGATGCTGTACTTGTCCCACGACCAGTCGGTTGCTTCTGTATACGGGTTGTTCATGACTCCTCACAACATTCGCAGTTATTACTCATCTCCAATTTGCTGATGAGATCGTTGAGTTTTGCTATGACCTGCTGATGGTTGACCAGTGCGGCGCTGTCCATCTCTCGCCCCTTGGTCCACTCGTAATGCGCCAGCGCCCGGTAGGTGTGCTTGGCCTGCTCTAACATGAGATTCATTCCTTCTCCCTTACTGCGTCCTGTTGGATCACAGACCCAACGATGGCTGACTTCAATTCATTGGCTGGTGCAACCCTGTCGGTGTCGATTGTGTCGACGCCCTGCAAGATGATGACCGTGACATTCCTGTCCTGACCGATGCGGTGCAGGCGGTCCTCGGCCTGCTCGTTGATCGCCGGGGTCCAGTCGCGCTCAAGGAAGATCACGGTGTCGGCCGCAGTCAAGGTGATGCCCACGCCGCCAGCGTCAAGGGTGCAGATCATCACGTCAATGTCGCCCTCTTGGAACTCCTGCACAGAATCGGTGCGCACCTCTGGTGCAATGTCACCCGTGATCAGGGCGGTGCTGATCTTGCGCTTGGCAAGCCGTTGGGCCAGCAGGTCACAGGTCTTCTTGAACTCGGTGAACACTACGACTTGGCGGCCGGAGTCCTCAATCAGTTCAACTGCAACATCGAGCTTGGCCGAGACATCCTCAGCGCCCAGCAACGCCGGCGAAGATGCGATCTGGCGCAGACGAGTACAGCGGGCAGCCCCATTGGGGATTTCGAGGATGTTCTTCTCCAACGCTTGTGGTCCCTCAGCCTGCACGATCTCCAGCCACATCAGCTTCTCAGCCTCGTCGTAGAGCTTGCGCTGCTTGGGATGCAGGGTGATGTCCATGTGCTGGCGAGTCTTCTCTGGCAGGTCAAGAGCGTTGCCCTTGGTGCGGCGGACCAGTTTGTTAGACAGCTCAAACCTAAGCGCGTCTGGGTTGCGGGCACCAGTGATGATGCGCCCGTATGGACCCTCGTAGTAGTCCACATACTGGTCGTAAAAAGTCCAGTATGCGAGTCGGCCACCACCGCGTCCGTACTGCTGCGGGGCTATCCATGCGAGCAGCGCCCAAACCTCGTCAGGGCTGTTCAAGATTGGTGTGCCCGTCAGCGCCAGCTTCACTGGTGCCTGCAACTGCCAGAGTCCAAGGGTCTGCTGCGACTTGCGGTTCTTAGCGCGGTGTGCCTCGTCGGCAATGATCGCAGTCCACTCAACTTCTTTGATCAGCGGCTCGGCCATGACGACCTTGCCCGCTATGCGCTTGGCGCGGATCTTCTCCCAGTTGATTACAACCCAGCCGCCGGGGTTGTCGGCAAGGAAAGTCTTGAGTTGCGCCCGGCGCTTCTCCGCTGACTTGGCATCGAGGACGATGGCCGCCTCGCCGGACCACTGCACGACCTCTTTGACCCAGTTGCCCTTGACCGAGTTGGGCGCGATGATCAGCCGGGGCTGTGCATTGAGCTTGTCCTTCTCGTCGTGGCGGTGGACGAACTCCCAGACTGCAGAGATCGCCTGCACCGTCTTACCCAGTCCCATGTCATCAGCGAGCATCGAGGATGGGTTGTTCACAAGGAACTCCACTCCGGCCCGCTGGTACCCGTAGAGCTTCTTGGCCCATGGCAGGGCCAGTGGCCCCAGTGCGTCAACGGGCAGGTCGGTGGCAAGCTGCTCGGCCGTGTCAGCCCTAGCCTTGCGAACCCAGCCGATGACCTCGGCGCTGGGCACAGGTCGGATGGTGTGCATAATCCGCTCTGCGGTAGCAGCCTCTGCCGGGAACTCCCATGTCTTGGCATCAGGGTTCCAACGGCGGCCGGGGATCATCTTGACGCGCTTGAGCGCCTCGTTGAAGTCCGGCTTGGGCATGCCGCTCAGAGTGAGCGAGAGTACGTCGCCTTCGCGTGTGAGCTTGGCTGCCATCAGTACTCACCCCGGCTGACGATCAGCCAGAGTGAGATGACTGCCACCGCGAGAATGTACCCATGCCAGTGGCTGGCGATGTGGACGCCTATACCGACCATTTCTCTCCCCGGAAGAAGAGTGACTTGCGGCCGCCATCATTCTTGATCGTGGCAAGCTCGGCGTTGACGCTGCCGTCTTCCCATGTGGTGGCAACTGCGAAACCTTGCGCCCAGTTTGGATCGACGGCGTAACCAAGGCCACCCTCAAGACGACAGAGGCACCCGGTCTCCACGGCAAACTGCTCACGGACGCGGCCCTCATGGTCATGCACGAGGCGCTTGGTGATGCTCTGGCGGTGGGTATGTCCCACTATGAGGTTGAAGTCGATTGACTGGAGGGACTTGGCTGGCGCATTGGCCCCAGTCAACCAGCCGTGCCGGACGACAAGGTCCGAACGGATTGGGAACTGGGCATGTGTGTAGTTGCCATTCGGCTGGATCAGGTTGACCCCGAGCTTGTCAAGGTGCAGCAGTCGACGCAGCGACAGGGCTTCCAGTGGATCTGGGTCGTCCTCGGTCGGAGCCGGGCGAACACCGTAGAGGCGCTCGGCGCGGTTGAGGATTTCGTTGCGGATTCGTTCGTCGTGGTTGCCGATCAGCTTGGTGAAGCTGGCAGTGTCAGCCGCTTCGACATAGTCGCGGATCAGGCGGTACCCGGCGTCAATGCATTCCTGTGTGGAGACATGCCATTCAGGGTTGTCCTTGTGACGACTGATGTCAGGGAAGTCAACGGTGTCACCCGTCAGAACGACCGCTGTGGGCTTGAGATCCTTCAAGACCTGTAGGACAAGGGCGTGGGCTTCCGGGTCTTCGTAGGGTGCCTGCTGGTCCCCCAGAACGACGGTGTCGTTGGACACGCCGGAGTACGCAGGTCGAGCCGAACGGATCACAGGTGGCACATGCACCGCTGGGGTGACGAACTTGGTTGGCTTGCGGCGTTCAAGCCTGAGCTTGAGCTGGTAGCTCGGGTCGCTTGCATCGCCCCACTGGTTGATGACGCAGGAGGGGTTGTCCCAGTCGGCCGGGTCAAGGCCCATCTGCGCCATGAGCTGGTATGGGTCGGTGACCGACTTGGAAGGCTTGGCGACGATGACGGCCTCGTCCTCTGTGACTCGCACATAGGGCCGCTCTGCTTCGGGGTCGCGCCCGGTGCTGGTGGATCGGCCGTTGAGGTGGTACCTGAGTGTGCTTTCCGCGACGCCGACTGCTGCGGCCGCTCGCCTCTGGCTGTATCCCTGACTGATCAGTTGTTGCGCTTCGGCAACAAGTCCTTCGATGGGTTGCATCCCGGTCTGCTCCTCATTAGGTACTGGACATGAGGTCAGCCGCCTACCCTCCGGCTTCTATGACTTGCACATCGGCCGGACCTGTCCCGCCTCTGCCTCGACGGCTAACCTCGCTAATAAGAGTGACGCAGCCTACGGACGGAAACTTGCGCAGTTTTTCGATTTGCCCCCGGACAGACAGTGCCCTCCCCCCTCCTATAGAGGGGGTCGGGGGCACGTCGGCTTTTCCCTTATGTTTACTGGGTGCCAAGGGGGGTACCTTCCTACCACTTGCCCTAGTAAAAGTACGCAATTTGCGGGCTTTTGGAGAAAGCGGCCGACTGAAACCACGAGAATCGCCCGTCTTTACTCGATCTTCCCTGTGTTTCAGGGCGAGTAAAAACGGGCGATGGGTGCTACTTCTGCGCGAACTACGCTACTGCGCGTCTGGCTCTTTGATGCACACGACCTCGGTTGGAGTGAGTAATCTGGAGGCCAACCGATCAGCCTCCGGGCGCTTCAATCCGTCTCCAACCTGAATGTAAACCGGCCGACCAGTGGCCTTCGACATGATCTGCCAACGACTGCCATCGTCCTTCGGCTTCTTGTCCTTGAACGCTGCCTTCTTACGGGCCTTAGCCATTCTTGATCTCCTCCTCCAGCAGGGTGCGCACAACACTGGGACTCCAGTGCTGCTTGAGGGACTTCCACTTCATGATCGTGCGATGACCAGCAGCAGTGCGGATCACAACCGACTTGTCGGCCGCGTGATGCTGCTCAACCGTCACTGCATTGCACTCGTCCATAGTGCACTGGCGCCCCAGTGCGTTGTAGTAATTGACCAGCTTCCCTGCCTTGCGAGGCTTGGGTTGCCAGACATCACGCGGCTGTGCCGATCTCCACCGCCAGTCGACCAGCCCATGGATCTGGCCTGTTGCGATGTCGCGAGCATAGACACGGCCATCGTTGAGGGTGCAACCGATGTGTTGACTATCGACCATCGGACCATACCTGTACCGTCCTCTGCGCCCACATCTGCAGCGTGTCGAGGTTGTGTAGGGCGGTGTCGAGCTTGGCCTTCTGCCATGACTGCTCCCACCACTGGCCCGGATCATTCTCAATGCTCCAGTCCAGACCTTCGGTCATCACTGCGTTCCTGACCATGGACTCTCCGACCGACGCTGCTACCTGCAGCAGCCGGGCGATCTCCATCAACTGCCGAATTGCCATCTCGGCAGCGGCGGCTGGCTCACCTGTAGTAAGCCTTGGGTCATGCCACTCAACTACCAGAGGCTCCGTCTTTATTGGGGTTTTAGCGGTAGACATTACCCGGTGTAATCTCCTTATTAGAATGGACAATCTTTTTGGACAGGTGGGGGTCAAGTGACCCCCGATACATCAGAGCTAATACTACGCTCTTTGGGTGAACTTCGCGAGGAAGTACGCGAAGGACTCCGCAACCTCAATTCTGTAGTCACTGGGATAGATACTCGCCTCCGCGAGCTTGAGCTTTGGAGGGCTTCCACCACCTCCGCCAGCTCGGTTGTTAGAGAGACACTTGAATACGATCACCACGAGCGCGGGCTGATCCTTACCAAGCGACAAGTCAACATCGCGCTCGCCAGTGTCGTGATCTCAGCCGTGGCCTTCACTGGGACTGTGTTGACTCTCATCATCACAGGCACCAGCCAGAACCTCTAGCCGATCTCCCAGCTACCGACCCAGATGGTCATCGGGATCGGTGGACGGTCAGGGTGTTCGATGCGGCCCTTGTACTTGACCTCCTCCTCGTCAAGGCCATCCTGTTCGATGATCTGCTGGAGCGCGTCCTTCAACGCCAACTCCAACTGTGACTCAACCAGACACCCGTCACCATCACGGGCAAAGTCAGCGTCAAGGGTGATCGTGAAATCCCTGACCGTGCTGTCGTTCAGGTTGACTCCGTTCTCGTCGTGGCCGGTGTACCTCATCGTGCCACCTTCACAGAGCCGGACTCAATCCGGCTGAGGTGGAAGTTACGGAACTCCCCACGGGCCAAGTCGAACCCATGCACATACGGCTCGCCGGAACTCTCAGCGATCCTCGTGTGTTCCACCTCGATTGCCCTGCGCTCGTAGCCAGTGGAGTCCTTCTTGCGGTACATGAACACCGCGACCTCATGCGTCTCTGCTGCCTTGTTGAGTCGGCGGAAGTCAGTTGCCTGTGCCTTCTCAATGGTCTCTGCGATTACTTTCTTCATTACG